ATATTTACTAGGAAATTTCTCATCTTTTCACCATTAATGTTAAAATGTGGCGGTTTTAAGGCCGCCACATAATTAGTTTAGATTACGCACCTTCAACGCCGAAGATACCTCTAAAGTCAGATGCGCCAAAAGCGTATCTTTCTCTAGCTTTGTATCTTACGTTACCAGTATCAAAGTCTCCTTCCATTGATGTACTCAATGGAGTTCTTGAAAACATTTTCATACCGTTTGGAACGTCTGTAATGATGTACCATGAATCAGAGTCAGTTAAAAAGTTATTAACTCTATAACCTTGTGGGATCATTCCCATACTGTTGATTGCATTGATGTCATTATCAGCTGTCTGAGTTCTACCTTGAGATTTCATCAATCTCTCAGCATTGAACTGATTTGCAGAAGGAATTATCATTTTAACTCCTTTAGCTGCAATTCTCAAACCTCTTTCGTCCGTCATTGCAGCGATGTCTATTAAAGACTGCTCCAATGATGTTTCGTTAAGGTCCGCTTGAGTCGATAAAGTGTTTGCAACATTAGGTCCAGTTGAGCACGTATGTGCTGTACTGAACAATGCTACTGCGTCACCTGTTTTGAACGTAGCTACCGAAGGTAGACCGTTGTTCAAAGGTAATGCGCCTTTAACTTCTTTTGCGTTTGACATAGATCTTGCTAATGCTTTTGTATATCTAGAAGCTAGTCTATCGTAGAGATTATCTTCGATAGCTTCTTCAGTTATAGCGAAAGCAAGCGCGATCGTTTCCATAGTGTAACGTGCAGTGTAGGTTTCTTGCGCTTCATCGTATGAAATGCCTTGACCTTCTGCTTTTACATTAGCGTTAGCGAATCCTGATAACATTACTTCCTCTTCGAAAGCTCTGTCACTAGACTCGGTTACGTATATTTCAGCGTGTTGATTTTCGTAACGCTTGTACTCCAGCCCAAATAGTGCATTTAGGCCTGGTTCTAGCTCTTTAACTAGCTGTGCTCGTGATATTGCCATGTCTATTTGCTCCTATTATTGCCAAGTGACACCAGCTGAACCTGTGTTTAATAAGTATTGGTTAAGGTTCTGACAAATGATAACGCTTCTATCTGCTGCGTTTTCATCATTTTCAGGATCCTCAGCCGATCTTAATAATCGCCATGAGTTAGCTGTGTCTGACACACCTGCTACTATTACTTCAGAAGATGACTGACCAGTAGTTGTACTTCCGCCAGGATCTCCAGTAGTTAATCCGTATGTTTTACCATAAACGGCTTGAGCTGCTGCTGCATCGATTCCTGCCATATAAAGTTGGAAAGGATTGTCGAGAACAAAAGCTGTGATGTCTTCACTGTTAGCTGGAGTAATAGGTTGTGCATAATGGTTTGCCCAAGTAGGTTTTAAAGTTGTAGCGGCATTGTAAAAAATACCATTCAATACACCGATAGTGTTATCAGTAATTGCATTTTGACCAACTTTCATATACCCGACTTTAGACTGAACCACCGTACCTTGATACAACGACTTATCGTACGCCGCATCAATATAGTATTTGCCTTGACCTTGAGTAGCTGGTGTTGAACCAATTGTACCCACTGCGATCAAACCAAAACCAGTAGTGTTTCTATTTGCCATAGTATTACTCCTTAAAGTTTATAGTTTCCTATAAACAGGTTAATTTAAATCGATGATAGGGAATTGGTTGTTATCCCGAGAAATAAAATTTACTTCTTTGTACCACCGAAGGTTACGCGAGACTGTCGATCGATGTCGATCGGCATACTCTTATGTTGTTCCTTCAGCAAGTCGTTGTCTACAGCTTCGTCTTGACCTTCAGTTTGTCTTTTCTGATAATCAACACGCGCTTTCGCGAGTTCTTCAGGTATCCTAGCCAACAATAGGCCTCCTACTCCAATCACTCCAGCGTGTTTTCCGTCAGTGATGACAGGGTAATCTGAATCGTCGTATTCGTCAGCTCTCACTAACTCGTACCCAGATCTCAATCTTCCGTAAACATTTTTACCGTCGTTGAAACCCATTGATTCAGCTCTAATCCAACGGTGTCTAAAACCGTCAGGCGCTGGTGGTGCATCCAGAGAGGATGGTGGCTTATACTCTTTAGGACGTTCAGTTTTTGTCCGAGTTTCCGCCGCACGAGAAGTTATTTTTTTGTCTTTTGTCATATGCTTATGCTCCTTCCGTGAGTTTTAATTGTTTTGCATACTCTTCGAGTGGCACTCCTAATTTTTTTGCAATGTGCACCTGTGAAGAAGTGAGTCTCACAGTTTTGCGCCCTTGTTTTACGCTTCTATTCGCAGAAGCCACCGACTGAACGGGTCTAGGCGTAGTTGTCTCACTATTACCAAATTTATGGGGAAAGTCAACTTTTATTCTTTTATCGATTTCCATATAATATTCGTCAGACTTAGGATCAAATCCCTCTTTTTCAACTAAATCCTTATGAATCTCGAACGCAGTAAAAGTCATAGGTCTGTCTCGTCCAAACCATGTATTTTTACTTGCCCAATCTTCAGCCATAGGATCAGCTTGTGGCATTTGTCTTGGTGTCTCTCTAGGTAATTGTCCACCGTCAGAAAGTTGTACAGGTCTTTCCTGCTCCCTACTTTCTTTTCGTTGCTCCATTTTTGCACTATCAAATGCTAATGTAGCAATTCTTTTGTTTGCTTGAACTTGAGCTGCAGCATCACCCGCTTCAATGGCACGCGCTAATTCATTTTGCGCAGATTCCATTCCCGTTTTGATGTTGTCCTCAAATTTTTTAGTAAAATCAGAATCAACTTTTTGAAATCTATCCTGATCTGCCTTTCTTTGATATTCTAAAGCAGAAGCATATTCAGTAGCAGCAGCTTCTCTACGTTCCGCTTCCCTCATTTTTCTTGTGAGTTTAGCAATACGTCCTTGAACGCCTTTACTATATTCTTCTAGTTTAGTATCTTCTTCTTTTTTTGGTTCTTCTTTTTCAACTTCCGTGATCTTTGGTTCTTCTTCCTTGGTTTCTACAACGGCCTCCTCTTTTACTTCTTCTACTGCTACATCTTTTTCAGGCCCTGATGTATCAATATCAACCAATTTTTCACTTGGTTTTTTTTCTTCTTCTGGCATAGTTCCTTCCTATGTTAATATTTGTGCAGGATATCTGTTGGATCCTGTACTGTTGCTAAAATTTCATCTTCATTTAAAAGACGAACCTCTCCACCTTCAATTTCTATACGTGATCCTGCATAACGTGCAAAGACCACCCAATCACCAACCGCGCACCACGGACCGTTAGGATATCTCTCTTTATCCTTATAACAAGCATCACCCATCGCCATTACGTTTCCGCATTGTGATGCTACTTGCTGTCTGTCTATGGTTTCTGATCCGATTAAAAGACCTGCGTCAGTTTTTTCTTTCATTCTGAAAGGTAAAACTAATATACGCCAACCAGTGGGTTTAGGTAATTTTGTAGTTTCTTTAGTAATTTCTTTTGGTTTTTTTAATCCAACTAATTCTTTATTTGGAAGGTGAATCTTTGAGACCTTTGCTGAGGTCGATAACGGTTCCTGATGTGTCATTTAGCTCCTTATCATGTTGCAGGTTAGAGATTTCCTGTCGCACTGATTCCAGTGCATTAATTTGTCCTATTATATACTTGTAAGTTTCCATGTTGTCAACCCCTCCAGACGTAACCGAGATTGCCAATTGATTGACTCTTCTTTCTAATGCTCTTTGAAGTTTATGAACGATATGTTCGGCTTCCATATTATATAAGGGCTACTACTCTTAAGCAATCAGGGCAATTTTTCCTAAATCTCAAATGAGAGTTGCAATGATTAACTGTTTGTACTTTTTCTGCAGGAGTTTCTAAAATTAAGGGTTTTTCTTTTTTCCCGAATAGGAAGTTCCACAATTTTTTTAATAGATTCATTATTTTATTTGAATACCGACTTTTTTGCCTTTAAGAACTGCACCACCACTTTTTACCCATGTATGAGGGCCTTGTGGTCTTGGTCTATTTCCATGTTGAAGACCTATTCTTCCACCTTTAGCGTGTCCTGGTTTCTTCAGTCCTTCTTGTAATTTTTTTGTTAGATCTTGAGTTTTCTTTTTACCTTCTGGAGAATAGATTTCTTTTTTAATAGTTTTTCTATTTTTTTTAATCCATTCCACTGCTTTTCTACCGATGATTTTTGCAATGCCACCTACGCCTTTTTTAGCACGTAGAGGTTTTGCACGGCCCTTATACCTTTCTAGTACTTTTCTAAAATTTCGTCTACCTGTAGCTATTTGTCCTTCTTGACTAGAATGAGGTTTTCCTTTTTCAGGATCTGGGCCTGCCCACGTTATGTCATGATAATCGTCCATCGCCTTTTTTCTTAATCTTCCCAAACGTCGTTTACCAGAAGCAACTCTTCCTTCTTTTGTAGAATGTGGTTTAGCTTTTTCACTTCCTCCAAGCATTTCATGTATACCCTTAAAACCTCTGGACCCATATGGTTTTTTAGTACCACTTTTTAATCCTATTCTTCCACCTGTTGCTTTTGCAGCACGTTTTGGCCAGATTCTTTTTCTACGAGGATCTTGCGGACCCTGTTTTCTCATATAAGCACGCTGTGCTTCCGCGCTTCTTCCTTCTTTTGTAGAATGCGGTTTTCCTTCTGGTCCACTTGATCTAAATCTTGTTACGGCTCCACCGCCTTTAAATGCTTTTATTTTAGGTTTAAATTCTTGGCTAAATTGTGGGTATGGGCTGTCTCTAAATCTTTTTTTCTTTGGTGGTGTGCCTGGAGCTTTGGTACCCGATTTCTTTTTAGTAATCCAACTTTTAGGTTTTTCTTTTTCTGTAATTCTTATTGGCATTATGATTTTCCTTTTCTAGCTTTTCCCATTTTCTTAAATGTCATTGCTAACGCTTTTGCTCGTCCAGTGCAACCTTTTTTTGTAATCGGTGTGCATTTTCCTTTAGTTCCACGTTTTTTTATAGATGCTGTTGCATCTTGAATCCAGTTCTTTTTAGCTCTTCCCCCTTTTGCAAATCCAACTCTATCACCACCATTAGTATAACCATTTGCAAAATGACCACGAGGTACATTGTATCCTGGTACTGATGCTAACGGGTTTGCTCTAGTCCATCTGTTCATTATTTTCCCCTAGCTTCATATTTATCGTGAATGTCAGAAACTTTTTTAGCAGCATCTTTTTTAATTTTAGATGCTCCTGAACCTGGTGTAACACCAATTTTTTTATATTGGTAATCAATAGATTTAATTAGCTCTTGTTGATCTTTTCGTCTTTTCGTTAAATTTTTTGCAGGTTTAACAGATTTAATAGTTGGTGAAACTTTGCTGCTTTTGCGCAGCATTCCAAAACCTTTTTTAGCTATTCCAAATATACTCATTGGTCCTACTTATTAATTTTTTGGTTTGGTCTATCGCCCCATTTTCCATAAGACTCATCTCTACGATCTTTCATAGACTGTGACTTAGTGGATTCTTTTCCAGTTCTCGCACCTAGAGATTCATCTTCTCTATCTTTGTATCCCTGCTTCTTAGCAGATTTTCCAGCTTTGTACGGGAATCTAGATTTATAAGGTCTTGATCCGAAATCATTTCTCATATTTTTCTCCTTATTTTTTTATATTTGTTTTAACATGCATTGTCCACATTATTTTTACCGTCTATACTGACTGTAAATTAACTGCGGAAGGACCTTTTTGGCCTTGTTCAACATCAAATGTTATTGCATCGCCTTCACGTAATTCTATGTTAGCTGCTTGTGCTGCTGAATTATGTACAAAAACATCTTTTTCTTTGTCATCTCTTGCAATGAAACCATAACCTTTAGTCGAATTAAACCATTTAACTTTTCCGTTTATACTCATTTTTCTCTCCTTTCTTACTTCTTACCATTTCTAAAAATTTGTGTACCCTTTATACCAAAAATACTACCAACTACAAGTATCCATAAAGTCGAAAACCATGTCGGAAGTGACGCAAAATGCTCGAAGAAGATTTTTACTTTCTCCATCGCTGCAGGATTGTCACTGAAGACTCCCCAGGCGAGCACGATTATGGGGGCGCTTAGGATCAAAAGTACAAATTCATCCTTGTAGTCGTTTTGACGGGCTTCTAAAAGTTTACCCTGGTAAGCTTCCTCACCTCGGGCTTGTTTTTGCGCATGTAAATACTGTGCATCCGCCATAGCCATTTTAGACTCTTGACGTTTTTTATAAATGTGACTCGCCGCGTTTAAGCCGAGCTTAAGTGCTCCAAACCACATATTAGAACCAAGTTGCTGTTTGTTTTCTAGCTTTGCCTGTTCCTTGAACAGTCACTTTATCACCAGTAGGAATCCTTTGACCAGATCCTCTGATGCTAGATTTTGCTCTCGGATCTCTTATTAGATTCTGAGAAGGAATACCAATCTTTGTCGATTTTCCTAACGGTGCTTGTTTTTTTATTGTCATATTTTTCTCCTAGGTTTGTATATACTATGATTTAGGACCTTTCAAGGTCTTAACATCTCTAGCCTTCATTTTATCCGAAGTCAGTTTAACATCAGCAGATATCAATGATTTCTCAATTGCTGTATCCGCTCTTAAATGAGCTAATTCCTCATCTTGTTCTAATTTTTCTTCAGCGATTTGCTGGCCTTTTAAAAATTTAGTTTTATCAAGATTAATTCTTGCCGCATCCTCTTTTACTTTACGCTCTTCTTCCATAGCCTTAAGATCCACTTCTCTTTGTTTCAATTTAAGTAATGGATCATGATCAAACTGAGAAGTAATTGTTTTTTCTTCTTTCATAAACTCTTCAGTCATATCTGCAACCAATACCGCTTTTCTAGCTTCTATCTTTTGAGAGATTTGTTGAAATTGTTGTTGAATTTGTGGATTCATGGTTGCTTGTTGTTGCATCTGTGGCAACATTTGCATTTCTTCTGCAAATTCTAATTGAACCTGTTCCTGAGCCATTAGAGAAATATGTTCTAATACATTTTTCTCTAAGGCTGCTGTTATACTTGGGTTATTTCTAACAAAGTTAGTGGCCATAAAAAATAAGTGAGCCGTTACATGAGCTCTATGATCTTGACCAGGAAATGCCTGAAAAGGTTTCTGTGCCAAAGCATCAATGTGCTCGATCGCCGGATCTTTAGGTTGATTCGGTGGAGGCGGTGGTAAAATTCTATCAATATCCTTTACACCTATCGCCGTGTACATATTTCTATATGCCATGTACATATTATGCATTTGTGGATTAGTTTGAGCTAATTGTAATTGTGTTTGAGCCATTGAAATTCTTTGAGACATTGAAAATATATTTGGATCAGCCACAGGTAAAATATCTACCTTATCATCAAAATCTGTTTGTTTAACATTTCTTGCTGCACCTACCACGTCATAAGGATATTCGGGTGGTAAGTACGTGGCAAATAGTTTTGCCAGTAATTTAAATTCTTGTTTAAGTGAAACATATAGTCTTTTATGGATTGCTGACATTACCCTTGAGCCACGCTCCAATAGGGCTACGGTCGTACCAACAGCGGCCTGCTGGTTCCCGTCCCCGACCTGCATGTCAGCAATGGACGCGAATCTTTGTCCTGCCTGCACGACAATTCCCATCAATTGCAATAAAGTCTGAGAAGGCTCTTTGTATGGTAAAAATACAAAGGCATCTTTTAAATTTCCTCCTGGTGTATCTACGTCTTTAAATTCTCCAGGTTGTATGTTAGCGGCATCATCTTTTACTCTGACACCTCTCTGTTTAAATCCGGCTGGTAAATTTGAAAGTGTACCAGCATCTAATAACTGACGGAGAGCCGCAGTTGCAGTACGACTCAATCCGCCAATCATATGAATGAGTCCAAGGCCATAAAATCCTAGTCCTGGCAGAAATTTGAAATGGACAAAATATTGGATTTTAAGTTTCTTTGGATCATTGGGCGCGAAGTTCCTTCTTATCGAAAGGACCTTCCGACTACCTTCTTCGATTGTTACGATGTAAGGTAATTTTATTCCGGTTGGTTCTCCGTCGGGACCAACATCTTCGAATCCTTCTAGATCTAGATTAACGTGGCATTCTAGAACTGTATACATAGGTTCGACTCTTTGGGATTTTGTAATTCCTTCTACTTCTCTCTCTTTTTCTTTTAACTCATTGGTAATTGTACCTTGAGGTTTAGCGAGTTCAATATCTGAATAAAATCCTGCGACTTGTTGCTTACGCAAATCATTTTCGGAAATTTTTAACACGTGGATGACCGCTTCCGCATCGTCTAATGAGGTAGCCGTATACGGAACAACGAGATCATCTGCAGGAACAAACTTAGAAACAGCTCGTCCCAGTAAATCGTCATAATAAACTTTTTTAAATGTAGAACCTGATAATGGTAAATAAAATAACATTTGATCAAATTCAGGTTCATATTCTTTCATTTGATCCATTAACTGATAGTTCATGAAATTTTTAACTCTTTGCGACTGTTGTTCTTTTATCGGGTTAGATACACCCATGACCATGGTTCTAACAGGTCCATCAGCCGGTAATAATTCTTTATAAGCTAGTGCTTGAAACTGAGTAACAGCTTCAGCTAAAACTGGGTGAGTGGCACCGGATGCTCCTTGGAAAGGTTGAGTTCTATTATCATATTTAAATCCTAAAAGATCTAAACCAACAATATAAGCTCTTTCCCAATCTCCACGGGAAAATTTATATTCTCTGTAATCATTTTGTAATTGATTTCCAATTTTATCAGTAATGTCTTCAGGAAGTAAATCATTTAGATTGGCGAAAGGATCGCCTTCATCAGGCATGTCGACTTGACTAGGGTCAAAATCAATTGTTGCTCCCGCTTCGTCTTCTGTAATTTCTACTGGTCCTTTTCCTAATTCTTCCGCAACATCAACTTCCTCGAAATTTTCTTTAACAATTTCGTCTTCGGGGCGTTTAATATTAGGGAGACCTTTATCGATTTCTGCCATTTAAATTCTCCTGTTTCTTCTTATCCTTTTTTGCTACTTTAATCAACCCCTGTGGATTAGGTCCTTTTAAAGGGGGTATCGCATTCCATTTAACATGCTTCATGTTTTTAACAAGTGTTGGGTTTTTAATTATCATATATTCCCATGTCTACTTTTTTCTTCCTTTTCTTTAATCCCCATCCTGTTTGTTCCCAATCTTCTTTTTCTTTTATCTTTGCATTCTCTCTTAATGCTTCTTGAAGTAAACGATCATCAGGATAATTTTCTTTCATAAACTCTAACATATCTTCCATTGGACTATCACCTTCTCTAATAAGAGATTTAATACCTTCTTTGTAACCATGCACTGGATGATAATTTAAAACAGTTTGTGGTTTAAATCCTTTTAATGCCTCATGCTCGCCTAAACCTAGTTTTTCAAAACCCTCTCTAGTTAACGCTCCAATTCCTCCCCACACTAAACCTTCATCACCTTTCATACCAACCATTTTTCTAAGTCCTCTATCAAATGGCGTACCGGCAGTTTTATTCCATTCTTTTGCAACTACACCTTCAATTGCTTCGTTCATGTCTTTGTAACCACGTTCAATTTCTTTTCCTTTACTTTCATATTGTTTCCCAAGTTTAGTTTCAAGTTTTTGAATTCTTTTTGGAGATTGTTCTATTACAGATGCTTGTAGTAATTCATCATCTGGTCCAACAATTTCATCACTCATTAAAGTTTCCTGTGCATAATCTATATCTTTTTCAGCCTGAGCATACTTGCCATAAGTTTGTGCATAGTCCATCCACTCTTCAATTGCCTCAGTATCCAAACCTCTTTCTTTTGCATACTTCATTAAATCTCGTTCATTGCCTCCTATATCAAGTGCACCGAATGTAGCCATCTCAACTGCATTACTAAAAGATTTATCTAAGCTTTGACCTTTAGTTAAGTTGTTTGCAAAATCTGCTAGAGCAAAATAACCTTCACCTTTAAGTGCTGTCGTCCAGAATTTTTTAGGCATTCCACCTTTTTTAAGACCATCTCCCATTGCATCAACTATTTTCTTTTCAGCTGCAGATAAGTTTCCAGATTTTAATTTTGCTATTGCTCGATTAATACATTTACCTGAACCAACTTTAAATCCAACTCTTCCACCGGCATACATTCCACATCCAAGTTTTATTAAACCCTTTTTAGTTAAATCTACGATTTCCTGAGTTTCTTTTTGTGTCGCTTTTTTAAATGCAAATTTTTGACCTGTTTTTCCTTCTGAAACAGTTAACTCGGGTTTTTCCATAACTTCTTTAAACTTAAAAGTTCCTTTACCCAAAGCACTTTCTTCAAATATTAAAGAACTTTTATATGGAGAAAACTTAGGATTGGCCGCTCGTAAAGCTGCTTCTTCTTTTGCTAAAGCTTCAAAAACTTGTTTCTTTTTTGATGTAGAGAGACTTCTATTTAAATTATTTTTATATTGTTTATTTTGAATATCATTTATTGCATCTTCAAACTTTCTAATGTTTTTATAATTATCTTGAGCTTCTAAAAACATTGTATTTTCTGTAGAAACTTTTTCTCTTAAACCCCCCGCATGATGCCTATGTATATCTTTCGTCCCTCTAGTTTTATACTCTACTTTCGGCTTACTATATTTGTCAAACCATTTTTTTTGTTCAGCGGTTCTGGCTTTTTTCTTTGCATCAGAAGAATGTCTACCTTTATGTTGAGCTTCTATACCCAACTTCGAAAGTGCTTTATATTCTCTCACGGTTATAACGCCCTCTCCAACTAATTGTTTCATATTATAGTTTTTGTATTTTGGGTTGTTTATTCTTTCTGTTAATATTTCAATATATTTAGGATCTTTTAAATTTTTCCCTGTTTTATTTACTCTTAATTTAGTTATGTCTTTACGAGGTTTACTTAGTTTAAACTCTTCACCAGCTAAACCGTTATCCATGGCATCCATAGCGTTGTTAACTGAACTACGTTTTAAACCTAACCTTTTTGAAATAACTTCTGCAGAGTACCCTGCTTCTGTAAGTTCTTTTATTTTTGCTCCATGAGATTTAACAACGGATTTGCCTTGATAAAACCCAGTCCGTCCACCTTCAGCATAACCTTCTTTCATTGCTTGTTTAACAGCTTCACCAAAATCATAGCCCTCATCCATTAATTCTCTAACTCTTTTACCTAACAAATCTTTTTCGTCATAGACACCATTGCCTTCTTTAAAACCAGTCCGTGGTTCCTGGACCATGGTTCGTGGTTCTTGAGCCCTGTTGTTTCTTGCAACAAACGCTTTCCATGAACCTTTGCTTGAAGGAGCTGCGGCGTGTCTTCTGAACCAACCTTGAGCGGTTGCATGATCTTTAATGTGCATTATTCTCCTAACATTCCTGCAAGACCACCGGATGCGTGTTTTTGTCCATACTCTAGAAGTACTTCTTCCATTTCTCTTAATTCAGGATCTGCACTTTTTTGGTTTTGCCATACACTTTTAAATTTAGGATCTTTACGAATCGTTTGAATAATTTCAT